GTCTTAAGAACGCCGTAGAAGGCGTGTTTGTTGGTTCCACTGTCGAGTTCCTGATGCGGGCTTTCCGCGCAGGTAAGTACGTGGAACGCCTGCGTAACGCAACGCCTGAAGAAAGGCCTACTGCTGCAGCTGTCGCAGCCGAAACGGTTAACGACCTAAAGAAGGTCATGACGCAGCAGGGCACTGATGCTGCAGAACAAGTACGTGCCCTTAACACTCTGCAAGACATTGGAAGAGGCGTTGAGGTTCCTAGCCCGGCTGCCGCACCTGGTGCCCGTGCTGTTGAACCTGAGCCCATTGCCGCGGGGGTTGAAGCTCCTGGCGCAACTGCTGCTGCACCTGCGCAAGTAGATAGACGCACTCTTGAGTTGCCTGCTGATCTGCAGCGGTCTGGTAGGCGCTACGGCAAGGCAACTATCAATTTTGCAAGCGACCTTGACCGCGCCGCTTATGTGTTAGCTAACGATGCAACGAGGTCTAGCAAATATCCACCTAGCAAAACTGCACCGCTGTTCCGCAAAGCTGTAGAAGACGCAGGCTTTGACGTGGCCGACGTTGTAGCCCATGGCCGCAAGGTGAAGCAAGCCATTAGAGATGCGGCTGGCGGTGGCGCTGCTCCGAAGCAAGCCATGAAATTAGACATTGCGGATCAAGGTTTCAAAGCCCGTGGCGGCACAGACCTGGCGTCGGAGGTGGCAGCTGCTCGCCTGTCGCAACGTGAAGCACTTGCGCAAGTAGAAGCGCCGCTTGGAGCGGCTGCACCTGTAGCCCGTGCCGCTGACGAGGTAGCCGTTCCGGCAGCCGATGCAGCAGTTCCTCCCGCAGCTGCTGCACCTGAGCAAGCAGTGACGCCAACTGACATCCAGGCTCGCATTGCAGCCCTGGGCCCCGAGCCTGAACTGCCCACGCCACCGCAGGTTACTCGCCCAGAACAGCAAGCCGATCCCCAAGGCTTTGGTGTTGTCTCAGATGTAGACGCTGCTGCTCGCGAGACATACGAGGCTCAGCTCAAGGCCTACAACGACTACTACGCACAGCGTGACGCCATCGAAGCAGAGGCCGTTGCACCCCCTGCGGCTGCTGCTGGCCCCACTCAACAGGAGATCCAGCAGCTGGATGACCTGCTTGCAAGGGCAGCTTCAAACCTGCCGCTAGAGCAGCGCATTGCCCTGCGAGATCAGCAGCTAGCCCAGAAGTACGGCACAGGCTCACCGGATGAGCCCTCTGCTCCTCCTGCGCCCCCTGCTCCCCCCACGCTTGTCCAGGCACCTGTGCCGGATGACGAATGGGCACGTCGCTTTGCAGAGCAAATCCAAGCCAACCGTGCAGCTATTGATGCCGGTGAGATGACTATTGACGATCTGCTGGCCAACAACATCCAGAAGATTGTGTCGCCCTCTGGTGCCACCACGTATCAACCTGTCCAGCCACAGGCCATGGTTGAGGGTTACCGGGCTTACAGCGACCTGGTAAGTCGGCCTGATGCCACCGGCATCCCGATAATGACTGACGAGCAGATCGTTACCGGGACAGCCTCATGGCTTAAAAATAACAAGTACAGCACCCAAGCAGTATTTCAAAATTTGAAACGCCTTAGCGGCCCGCTTTCGGCTTACAAAGAGAACCTAGTTGCCATGCGTGCAATGGCTATGGTGGTTGACGAAGCAAATAAAGGAGCCGGTCTTGCTGCTAACCGCTGGCTAAACAGCGCCGTAGACGAAGCTGCTGACATGGGCCAGCTTACTGCTGAGCTGCTAGTGCACGCGGCTAAGGCATACCGCGCCAATAATGCTTTTACATCTGTTACCAGGCCGTTGGGTCAATTGCTGCGTAGCACTCAAATACCACGGCCTGAACCTGGCTCCGTTCCGTTTAAGGACGGCGACACAGCTGCTGTAGCTAATGCTGAACTGCTGCCGCCTGGCAAAGACATCAGCGCAGACTTTGAAAAAGAATTGGCCAAGGACCAAGAAGATCTGATTGCTAACACCATTGGCGTCAAATTAAGCCCAGACACTCGTGAAGCCATTATTGCTAACGATTACAGTAATCCCAAGGTGCTTGCAGAGTTGGAAGAACTGGCCAGGTCTATGTCGCAAAGTGCTCTTACGCCTGGCTATTCTCTAGGTTTTTGGAGGCAACTCGGCAAAGTTACAAATATTGGAGCGAATGGTTTAATGCTGTACAGAGTTAGCCAATTGCTGTCGTCAGGCGCCACTTTCTGGAACAGTCTTATTGGTAGTGCTTTTCGCACAGCGTATCTTCCTCTTGTGCAAATTTCAGGCGACGTAGCTGGTGGAAATATGCAAATGGTACCAACGTCGCTAATGCTGTACGGTCAATACGTGCAAAATTTACATGGCGCTTTGCGCCTTGGTATTGAGTCATTTAAGGTGGGTCGCGGTCTATTTGACTTAGATCGTACACAGGTGGACTACTTTGATCGCCTAGCAAAACAAGACGCTAACACTGAAGCAGTTAACGCCAACGCCAGCCCTTCATGGAACATAAACACTTTGCCCTGGTTGTCAGTGCAAGACAAAAGCATTTGGGCTATAGCGCAGAAATGGTCATGGCAACTTCTTAATTTGAGCACTCGTGGGCAGATGTCAATTGATACTGCATTTAAATCATTAGTGGGAACGTCGTTTGAATATGTGCGCAACATTCAGCCTGGTTACAATCACGCTGCTCGTCAAGGGCTTGTTGGCGATGACGCTTGGCGATTTGCCCACGACTATGCGCAAGCCGCAGTAGATCGCAAGTTGCAAGACGTTGTGATTGACGGCAAGACCATTCTTGATGGCGTCATGGATGGCCCCCATGCAATAACTGCTGCCAGGTGGGCAACTTTTACCGACGACATCTGGGCGAACATGGAACCGCGCACCATGCAGCGGGGCATGGAACTTGCCAACGCTAAAAATTTAGAAGGCGAGAAGGCTGAGGCTTACGCACAAGAATACGTAAATGCAGGTAAAGGATTTTTTGGAGAACAACTTAGTGAAATTCCAGGTATTTCACGAACGTTTAGTGTAGTACCAGCATTTTGGCAAAGAGGTCTGGAGTCCGCTGCCGCTCCGTTGTTTAGTTTAATAAATGCCTTTAACCGCTCTCCTGCTGACATTATCAAAGCAGCTGTTCGCAGTACGCCGCTAGCCCCACTGACTGATACGTGGGTGCGTGACGTGTTTTCTGAAGATGCCATGACCCGTAGCCGGGCAAGAGGCGAAGTCGCCATGGGTGCCACTGTTCTTACTTCGTTAAGTGTTGCCATGACTCATGGCGCAGTTGAATTTACCGGCGGTGGCCCGTGGCACCCTGATGCCAAACGCAAATGGACCGAACAATTAGGCAAACAACCGTACTCCATGCGGTTTCGTACTGGCAAAGATGAAAACGGAAATACAACTTGGACGCCGTGGATTAGTCACAAAGCTCTTGAACCTCTTTCGTCTTTGATTGGAGCGATGGCTGATTATCAAGAACTTGCTAACAAAGTAAGCGAAGAATCTGCTAACCGAATGGGGTCTGCCATAGTCGTTGACTTGCTAACGGCAGTAGCTGCTGGTCAATTATCGAAAACTTATTTTCAAGGGTTCGCACAGCTAGTTGAAGCCATAATGAGCTTTGAAGAAATTGACATTGGTTTTAACCGCAGAAATCCTTTTGCTCGCTACATAGAAAGTCAAGCAGCAACTTTTGTGCCTTATAGCAGCGCACTAAATGCAGCCCGTCGTCTTGTGGACCCTATTGCCCGAGAAGTTGAACCTAGCAACAATCCTGACATAGCTATGCGCTTGTTTGAAGAAACTGTGAGCGTAATTAAAAGCAGAACTCCCGGCTGGTCTGAGTCCCTACCTCCCAAGCGCAACTGGATTACTGGAGATCCAATAGTCTTAAGCGGAGTATGGGGTGATGCATTTGTGCCGACTGACCATCCATGGCTGGCGTCGTTCCTGCAACTAGGACCTCAATCATCATTTTTAGTAAAACGAGACCCTGGAATACCAGTGCTTAGGGAAATGGGACAATTGGCCGGCCTTGGTTCCAGTTTTGTTGGGCCAAGGGCTACGGACTTTACCAATGGCGGAACAATTAAAGAAAACCGCTTAAGCCCTGTTGAATTTGAGCAGTACATCCTGGCCGTCAGCCGTACACCCGATCAGTTCGGCAGGACGCTGCTGCAGGCATTAGATGAAGAAATAAAGAGCGACCTGTACCAGCAGAGCCCACAGGGCCGACCCAGTGAACAGGTGAAAAGCCTGCGCGTTGCTGCCTTGAACACCGTGATCAGCAAGTTTTTGGCGCTAGGCCGCGAGACCTTCCTTACAGGGCCTTACGGCAAGCGGCTAATGGAGAACAAGGATTACTCCGAAGGAGCTAACCGTGACGTCCAGTTTCGGCTTAAATACGGTCAAGAGACCGACCCACAGTCCTTCATAGAGGCTCTGCGCTGATGGCTTACTCCTACGTCACCTACACGGGGAACGGCGCTCTAACCCAATTCAACGTGCCCTTCTCCTACATCAGGAGAGAGCACGTAACCGTTTTAGTCAACAACGTCAGCCAGAATTTCACCTGGGTCAACAACGGCACAGTGCAGCTCGCAACGGCGCCTGCCAATGGCGCTTCGGTCAAGGTTGCCCGGACCACGCCTGTCGACGCGGTACTGGTTGACTTTGTGGACGGCTCCACACCAGTGGCAGCCGACTTTGACACCAGCAACCTGCAGCACTTGTTCATTGAGCAAGAGCTGGACGACAAAGCGGCATTGGCTTTTGTTCCAACCCCTGGCGGTCTAAACGCGCAAAACCAACCAATCATCAACGTTGCCAACCCAAACAACGCACAGGACGCTGCCACTAAGAGCTACGTCGACACGCAGGCCAACCTGCGACTGAAGCGTGATGGCACGGATGCCATGACCGGAAACCTGTCCATGGGCGGGTTCAAGGTCACAGGCCTTGGCACCCCAACCACAGGCACTGACGGCACTACCAAGACCTATGTCGATGCAGGCGATGCAGCGGTCACTGCCTATGCAGACGGGGCCTTTATCAAGCTGACCACCAACCAGACAGTGGCTGGGGTCAAAACTTTTACCAGCAGCCCTGTCGTTCCAGCGCCAGTCAACAACACAGACGCAGCCACCAAGGCTTATGTAGACACAGCGGACGCTACTCGGTGGAACAAAACCACCGAAACCATTGACAGCACTGAGGTTTGGAGCAACAGCGACGTTGCCATTGCAACAACGTCAGCCATTAACGCACGGATTGTCGACCTGCTAAACGACATAGGTAGCTA